TTTGTCGTTTTTGTCATAATAATCCCGGCGGTATATAAAAAATATCGCATCTGCGTCTTGCTCTATTTGTCCGCTGTCTCGCAAGTCTGACATCAATGGCCTTTTGTCCGTTCGTTCCTCTACCTTTCTTGATAGTTGGGCAATGCAAAGAATGGGGATTTTTAATTCCATGGCTAGCATCTTTAAACTTCTGGATATTTCAGCTACTTCATATTGCCTACTGTCTGAGGAACTTCCAGAGCCAAGAAGTTGCAAATAATCCAAGACAAGCAATTTAATATCCCTAGAGTCTTTAAGTTTTCTTGCTATTGATACAACTTGCTGAATGGTGTGACACCCTCGATCAATAATGAAAAATGGGCTGTCCGATATTCTTTCGGCCTCTTCTTGTATTTTTTTTATCTCCTCATTATTTAGGATTCCTCTTTTAATATTCTCCCCTGGAATTCTTGTTCTAGAGGATATTAGACGTTCGACAAGTTGATCTCGTCCCATTTCAAGGGAGATAACACCAACTGGCATGTTATTTTCAAAGCATGTGTATGACGCTATATTCATGCCAATAGCTGTTTTCCCCATTGCGGGTCGCGCTGCAACGATGATGAGATTGGTATCTTCAAGAGGTGTTGCTTTCCTATCTAAGTCGAGGAATCCTGTTGGGATTCCAGTCAAATATGGTTTTCCGTGTTCTGCATAAAATGATTGTCTTTCGCTAATTTTTTCTAAAAATGTCCGATTGTCTATCTGAGACTTTTCTCCATTAAGAATCTCACCGATTTGTGAAACCTCACTTTTTGAGTCTCCTTTGTTTCTTTCAATTATTTCGAGTCGACCTTTCAGCTTGTCGATAATTCTATTTGACTTTACACGGTCAAGTGCATCTTTTTGAATCTCCTGAGATAAGTGAATGATTTCCCTTTGTGCCTGCATTTCTTTTAATTCTTGGACATATTCTTCAACATATGCCGAGGTGCCAGCATATTGAGCTACGTTGGCGATGTAACCGACCCCTCCGACTGATGTAAGTTTTTCTTGTCGTTTCAACTCCTCGCAAATGAGATGAACATCTGCTGGTTTGTCATCAAGATATGACTTTTTAAGAACTTGGAAGATTGTCTTATGCTCTGTGTGGTAAAAGTCAGATTCATTTAGATTTTTTGCTGCGATTTCGAATCCGTTGATACTTGTCAACATGCATCCTAGAACCATCATTTCAGATTCTTTTGAGTTTGGAGCTATTCTAGGTTTGGTTTCTGTTGTCATGCTTTAGAGTCTTCCTTGATTTCGTGAATTTGCTCCGCTACCGGTAGTGCTCTCATTTCTTCTTACCCATGTTGACGAACCGCTCGATCTCTTCCATGGGTATCTTCCAGTTGCCCATGTCGTTGATTTGAAAGGCTTTTAATTTTCCGGAGTTAATGGCTCTTCGTATCGAGTCTACTGACTGCCCCAACATTTCCGCAGCTTCTTTGATGGTGAAGACTCTTTTTTCGATTGTGCCTAGAAAGGCTTCTAGCTTATCCAACTTTTCAGGAGATAGCTTCTGGATATCTTCTGAGAGCTTTTCTATGCGCTTTTGATCTTTCTTTGATGTGGCCATCCTATGCCCTCGGTTTTAGATGAAAAAAAAACGTAACATAAGCTTGATTTTTTATGCAAATATTGGCAAAAATGGTGGTAATAAAAAGGTTTGTTTTACACCTCAAATCCGTGAAGTTGAGAATGATATGAACATCGCATTACGAGATTATCAAATCGAAGCTATCAACGCTGTCACTGTATCCTTTCTAGAAGGTATTCGTAGACAGCTGATCATACTGCCCACAGGTAGCGGTAAGACCATTATTATGGCAGCACTTGCTATGCAGCTTAACAAAAAGACTCTCTTGATAGCGCACAGAGAGGAGTTGATTAGTCAAGCTGTTGACAAGTTCCGGCTGGTCTGGCCTGGCGTTAGCATCGGCGTTTGTATGGCTGACCGGGATGAGATCCACCATCAGATTGTGGTCGGATCTGTGCAATCGTGTTGCCGACCTAAGCGATTAGAAAGGCTCAAAGAGCAGGGCTTTGAGTTGATGATGATCGACGAGGCTCACCATAGCTCTGCTGATTCATACCAAAATGTGATTAACGATTTAGGCTTTGGAAGTGAATCTAAGAAGCTTTTGATTGGGGTGACAGCAACACCGCAGAGAGCGGACAGTCAAGGCTTAGGATCGACTTTCGATAAGATTACCTTCAGCAGATCGATTGGGACGATGATTAAGGCGGGATACCTATCCCCTGTTGTTGGGAGAAAAATCCTAACAAATCTAACGTTTCAACGGATTGCCACATCCGGGGGAGACTTTGCCATAAGCGATCTTGCTGAAGCAATGAACACACCGGAGAGAAACAAATTCATCGTTGAGAAGTTTAAAAATTACGCAATTCGGCGCAAGGCTATAGCATTCTGCTGTGATGTGCAGCATTGCAAAGACTTATCAGATGTTTTCAATAGTCATGGAATCAAGTCTGGAGCTGTGTGGGGAGATATGGCAACAGAGGATCGTCAAAGAACTCTGGAAGAGCTAAAGCAAGGAAAGATACAGGTCGCTACTTCATGCGGAATCTTGACCGAGGGATATGATGAACCTTCTCTCAACGCAATTATCATGGCAAGGCCGACAAAAAGTTCCGGGCTTTTTACCCAGTGTATAGGAAGGGGCTTGAGGTTATGGCCAGGGAAATCGGATTGCCTAGTTCTTGATTTCACCGATAGGCATAACAATCTAGATACCATCATGTCTTTGAGTAGCGTGCTTCCAGAAGCCATGCATATATCTGAAGATGCTGTACCTCAACAGACTGAAGGGGATAGGACTCACAAAATCGAAGTCTTACATGACCTTGACGAAGAGTTTGATATTCTTGGGGCGACTCGATTTATCTGGACGTCTATTGGAGACGATGAGTGGTCACTTATCGATGACAATAAGAGAGAAATTGTCATGTACCCCTCAAATGGAGGACATGCAGCTATTCTCTATTATCCTGATGGGACATCGCGCCATATCGTAGAGAAACCTCTTCCTCTCGACTACTGTTCAGGTGTTTGCGAAGACTTTGCAAGGAGAAATCTTCAAATCGCGTTTGCAGATATCTCTAAACCATGGATGAGTAACTCTTCCGCCCCAACTCAAGGTCAAATCAAATACTTAGAGAGCCAGGGCGTGGATTGCTCGAATATGAACAGAGGAAAAGCCGCGATGACGATTCGGCAAATCATTGCGAATAAGAATAAGCAGAGGCGGTTAATGGCTAAGGAGCCAATCACTGTAAAACAAAAATATCTGCTTGAGAGACATGGAATTAACACATCAAAAATGTCTAAGTTTCAGGCGATGCAAGCGATATCGAAAATCAAACAGAGTGCGCATGCGGTAGGCTATTAAAATCAATAAGTTACGAGATTGCTTAGAATGAATGTTATCACTCACATTTCAATGAGACAGGAGATGGCAATGGTTGAGATGAAGCCAAAAAATAGATGCGTCAGGATAACGAAGACAAGGAAGATTAACAATTCTCTATGTCCACATAACGTTCGCGAGGGAGAACGTGGCATCATTATCACGGAAGGTAATATCGACGAAATTTGCAAAAATGAAAATCAAAAAGAGCGGTTTCGGGATCTTCTTGTTAGGGCTCAAGAATTGGGTGGGAATAATTATGTTGAACCAATTCTCCTTGAAGGATATCCATGTTTGGTTCCCATAGAGTGGTTTGAGATATGTGATAAACCAATAAACATAATCGATTCTATGTAAAATAATTGAGGTTTGAGATGTCAAGAGGAGCGCCAAAAGGACATGCACCCTATAACGTCAACGGTGAAGGCGGGAGGAAGAGGAAATACTCAGCAGAGGACATCGAACGTTTCGCTGATGACCTTCTTATTTGGATCAAGCAAGAAGGGAACTATTGGGTTAAGGATTTTTGCTTAGAGAATGACATCGACCCTGATTATATGTCTATTTGGGCGAGAGAGAATGAAAAATTCGAGGAAGTTTACAAGCTCGCCAAAGGATTACAAGAAAGTAAGATTTTCAAAGGCGCGATGTGCGAATCGTTCAATTCAGGCATGTCAAAATTCGCTCTTATCAACTGTCATGGATGGGCCGACAAGACAGAAAGCAAAATATCAGGAGATCAAAGCTCGCCGCTGGCTTTCATTCTAAAAAACGTCAGCAACACAAGCAAGGATCTGGTGAATGACAGCGACGCTATCAACGAATGACATTGAAAAGGCGCAAGAGCTTTTGCGCAATCCTCTATGGCGAATCAACAACCTTTACAGCGTCATATCAAAAGAGGGAAAACAAATCCCTTTTAAACTCAACTGGGCACAGGAAGACTTGTACCGCAACATGTGGTACTGCAATATAATTTTGAAAGCACGCCAATTGGGAATCTCCACCCTGATAGGACTCCTGTTCCTTGATCGCTGTTTATTCAATTCGAATGTGAGTGCCGGCATAATCTGTCACACCCGTGAGGATAGCGAAAGCTTCTTTCGGCGCGTCAAATTTGCTTATGATAATCTCCCCGAAGAAATCAAAGCATTGCGCCCGGCTAATAGCGATACAAAAAATGAGCTCTCGTTCGATAACGGCTCAAGCATCCGCGTGGGTATGATGATGCGTGGATCGACATTGCAGTATTTGCATATTAGCGAATTCGGAAAGATCTCTGCAAAGTATCCTGAGAAGGCGCGCGAGATAATCACAGGCTCATTAAATGCCCTTGCTCCTGGGCAGTATGTCTTTATCGAGTCTACTGCGGAGGGTCGAGACAATGTCTTTGCGGACATGTGTAAGAAGGCACAAGACCTCAATGATAGTAGAAAGTCCCTAACAAAACTCGATTTTAGGTTTCATTTCTATAGCTGGTTTGAGCACCCTGAGTATAGGCTAGAGGCAGATAGCATTGTTATCCCAGCAGAGCTTAATAAGTACTTCGACATGATCGAGGCTAAGACTAGAAGCAAGATTGATCCTCAGCAAAGGGCTTGGTATACGAAAAAAGCGGAAAGCCAGAAAGAGGATATGAAGCGGGAGTTCCCATCTTTTCCTGAGGAGGCTTTTGAAAGCTCTAGTGACGGGAACTATTATAGCCAGCATCTCACAAAAGCAAGACAGGAGAACCGAATCACCAAGCTCTTCCATGATCCTAAGAAGCAGGTTCATAGCGCTTGGGATTTGGGATATGCTGACTCCACGGCAATTTGGCTCTTTCAGTTCGACGGGCAGCGAATCAATGTCTTGGAATACTACGAGAATTCCGGGGAAGCACTGCCGCACTACATCCAATGGCTTAAGTCTAAGTCTTACATCTACGGAAAACACCTCGTTCCGCATGATGCTTCGCAAACCGAATATTCCACGGGTTTGACTCGTAAGGAAGTGGCCAGAAGTTTAGGGGTTAGTTTTACTCAAGTTCCAAGTGTCAAGGTTATAGAGGGTATTGACGCTGTCCGAAATATTCTGCACCGCTGCTATTTCGATGAAGAAAAGTGCGCAAAGGGGATCTCAATGCTCGATGCTTATAGAAAAGATTGGAATGATTCGCTTGGTTGTTGGCGTGATAGACCCCGCCACGATCACTCGTCACATGGATCCGATAGTTTTAGAATGCTGGCTTGCGGCCTGATCTTAGCATGCGATCGCGGATCTGCTGAAAGTGATCGAAAAGCAGTCATGGCATATTACGGGCACTAAAACATCGGTTGCTCTAATAGAATTTTATCCTGCACATTTTAATTAAGAATGAGCAAATTGTGAGGGTGTCATGGTTCAGGTCATTAGAATGTCAGCAGATCCAAGAGATGCCGCTTACGGTGCCTTGGCAAAGGCATTAGGACAGGGAATAGGCAATGGAATAAATTCGTACTTTGCCAATCGGGCGCTTGAGGGTGTCGTCAATGATAAATCTAACGCCAACATACCCCAGTCAGAAAAGCTAACTAAGGTCCAATCGGCTCTTGCTCCATATGGGGATCTAGGAAGGCAATTATTTGGTGATAGGCTAAAAATCGAGCAACAAGCAGCTACTGAGAAACAAGAAAAAGAGAATGCCCGAAGGCTTAAGCAGGAGCAGGACGTCTTAGGTCGTTATTCTGCTGGAGACCAGTTAACCTCAGAAGACTTCGCTTCTTTGTCACCGAAAACCCAGATGGCTTTGGTAAAGCACTTGCACCAACAGCAGGAGTCAAATAAAAAAATTAATTCCGACACATTAGCTTCCACGTCATTCTCAAAAGGCTACAAGGCGATTCTTGATAATGATTTACAGGGATTAAAAGAAGTTATCAGCGACCCTCAGACGCCCCTCAATGTAAAAACACAGCTTGGTAGTATCCAGAATCAATTTGCACAAAGATCAGATGTTAAAGGCAGGGATGCTAATCGTCGAATTGATAGCGTTCAAAACGCCTATCGAAAAGCCATTTCGGCAGAGAGAAATCGACTTGGTAAATATGGCGGATATAGACCTGAAGAAGTTAAAGCCATCAACGAGAAAATAGCAACTCTTGAGTCTGCCCGCGATAAAGATATGCAGAATCTTTTGAAAAACGCAGATAACTATTCTACCCTGTCTATATGGGGTAATCCAGAGGTCAGCAATTATTTACCAAACGATGTCAATGTTGGAGAGGATCAAGAAGACCAGTTTGAAGATGCAGAAGGTCAAGAAGAGCCGGCAGCGATGTTCAATCCAGCCAACCCAGAGCACAGAGCATTAGCAGAAAAACTTTACAGGCAGTACGGCGATAAAGAAAAAGTCAGGGAGGCACTCCGCCAAACATTTAAGGGGCTTTAATCATGTTACAAGCAGACCCTCTCGACTTCCTTGATGATGAGTCGACTGAAGGAATAAAACCTGTTGGTGCGCCTGCAAATGCGCTTATAAGCCGCTCTAATGCAGGAGATCCTCTTTCATTCTTAGATATGCCACAACAGGCTTCCCAGCAAATAGCACAACCAAATCAGCCTTCGTTCTTTAACAAAGCCCCCAACTCTGTTGGTGGTGGTAAACCTGGATCAGACCCACTTGCCTTCCTAGAACCAAGGGCACCAAAAATGAGAGAGAGCCCTGCGGATCTTCTTGATTCCTATCGTGTAGAGGAAAAGACACCAGAGCAGCTCAAAGCAATGAGCGGTAAAGAGCGCCTGGAGTATGCCCAAGATCTGAATAGAGAGCGGGAGTTTAGACAATCTCGTGGATTCACTAAGGGAGCTATTTCGGGGTTGACGTTTGGTGCTAGTGAACACATTCCGGCATTGAAGCCGAATGAAGAGGACTTGATGGTTGGCCTTGGTGAAACAGTCGGCTCTTATCTGCCAATAGCGAAGCTGTACAATTTCATTGGAAAGCCATTAGTGAATTTCGCAGCTAGATCGCCAATTGCTAGGCAGGGATTGGAGGCTCTTGCGCGTATGACTGGCTTTGGACTTACAGGCGCGGCCTACAAAGGAACAAAAGAGCTTGTCCAAGGCGAAGTGCCAGACCCAGCGGAATTGGCCAAAGAAGGGGCTACCTGGGCTGCTATTGACGCAGTGTTACAGGGGTTAGGTCTTGGCGTTGCATTCCAGCAGTCAGTTAATCGCATTGCAGAAGCTGAAGGTGTAACGGCAAAGGAAGTCCTGGGCAAGCTTTGGGATGCAACAAAGAACTTCGCTAAATCAAAATTCGGAAGGTCTATCAAAGGCGAGGTGCTTCCCGAAGACGTTGAATTACTCTTTGAGCAGGCAAAAAGAGCTGAAGCCGAGATCAAGCCTAAAGAAACTGAGATCGAAATCGAACCAGTAAAAGAACACCTGGAACAGCCAAAAGAGGCTGCACAGGCGGTTAGAGTAGGCGAACAGATTGAGGCAGATCTATCGAAGGCAGTACCTAAAGCACAAATTGAAAATAAGCTATCTATTCCAGAAAATGCCGTACTAGATAAGCCAGAGCACATTTCTGTTGGTATTCGTGGAGGCCAGGGCGCTGCTACAGTCCCCGTTGCGAAAATTGGTGAAGAGGGTAAACAGTATTTCGCGCATGAGCAAATCCCGGTCACAAAGGAAGAGCAGCAGCTAATTGATGCTTCGAACGCGTGGGAACGAGCTGGCGATCACAAAGAGTCTTCGGAGCTGGCAAACCAAGCTCGTCAAATGATTTTCGATAGGTTGAAAGGCGAAAATCAAAAGGGAAGCGAAAGTTCATTCGAAGAGCTGCTAAAAAAACAAACTCAAGTTCCTCCCGCGCAGACTCGACCTAAGCAGCCTGTCGTTGGAAAGAAACAAGCCGTAGCTAGATCCAAGATATTAGATCTATTCCGCACCGCTTTTACCGATCCTATTCGCCTAGGCAAGATGGCTCAAAAAAAGGCTGCCGGTATCCATAAGCTATGGCCGAAGGTCACGCGCCTTCTCAATGACAATGACGTGGAGACGGCCGCTCATGAGATAGGGCACAACCTTCATACGACGCTATACGGTGGCAATGCAGCAAATCCCCAAGATCAGATTAAAAACATAGAGGCGGCGTTGCGTCCCTATCTTGCGGAACTCAAACCGTTGGCGCATTACGAACCCTGGGGCATGGAAGGATTCGCGGAGTTCACTCGCATCTACGTGACTAATCCAGAAGTAGCGCAGGAACTGGCCCCTAAATTCTATGCAAAGTTTGAATCCGACCTTGGTGCCCAATATCCGGAAATGAAGAATGCTTTGCTCCAGGCACGGGAATACTACGACACGTACCTACAAGGTACGCCGCAATCACGAATTCGAGCACAAACAAGCTATGGTGCTGACCATGGAAAACTGGCGAATATCGTCGACAGCGTGAAGAAGTATCTCAAGCCAGATTTTCTTAAGAAAGAATTTTTAGATGACGTATTCCCTGCAAAGAGATTAGTCGCTGAGGCTTTCGGTATCCCTCTCCATGAAGTAGAAAACTTAAAGGATGAGCGCAACCTATACAGAGCCCTTCGCGTGCTCAAAGGGGCTGTCGGGAAGGGGGATGTTTTCGTCTTACATGAAACTTTCAATGCTAAGACTCTTAAAAAGACCGGTGCAGGTTTACGAGATATTTTGAAAAAGCTTCCAAATGAGGAGGCCTACAGAGAATTTAATGATTATCTGATAGCAAGAAGAGCCATAGAGAAAACGGCTCAGAATATCAAGACCGGCATTAATGCCGGTGATGCGTTGACTGTAGAGAAGGAACTCCGGGCGAAATATGGTGCGCTGGCTCAAGAGTTGGACAAGTACAACGATGCACTCCTCAACTACGCGAAGGATTCCGGTTTACTTTCATCAGAGCAGTATGCCGCGATCAGGGAAAATAACGTCCTTTATACCCCATTCCAGCGCGTTATGGAAACCGATAAGGCCAGTGTAGCTTCGGGAGCCGGAAAGCTACAAGCGGGTAAGCCAATTAAGCGTATGAAGGGCAGTACACGCGATATCATAGCGCCGATCGAATCCATTATCAAAAACACCTATTCCATAATACTCAATGCCGAAAAGAATCTATCCGGTCAGGTCCTAGCCAATCTTGCAAAGACAAAGCCAAACATAGGCGCATATATTGAGCACGTGCCAACACCAATCAAACTAAAGGGCAAAGTCGAAGGCGAACAGGTAGCTAGAGACCTTGCAAAGCGCTTTGAGCGTGAGGGGCTGGACGACCTAATAGAATACGATCAAAACGGCAAGCCGGTGTTAAGGGCAGATATTGCCGATGCAATCCCCGATGCGTTTTTGAAGTTCGGAACCGGTCAGTATCCGGCAGGCGAAAACATTGTTACCGTATACTTCGACGGCAAGCCTAAATACTATGAGGTATCCCCAGATCTCTTTGAGATGTGGACAAAGGGAATGGCTCCATACACGGCTGGTTTGATTACGAAGATTTTGCGTATGCCGGCACGGACTTTAAGAGCAGGGGCAATATTAAACCCCAGGTTCATTCAAAAGAATGTCGTGCGTGATACATGGGGAAGCTGGCTTTTTACTAAGTACGGCAAGTCTGTCAAAGACCCCGTTGGATTGTTCATCGACACTCTCTACAGCCCTCTTGAAATGCTAGCTGCTTCCGCGATGAAAAGGACGCTTTATATCGAGTGGATGAAAGCTGGAGGCGGCATGTCCACGATGCAAAGCCTAGACAGAGATGCTGTAACCAAAAAGCTTCAGGAGGTTAGGCACGGGCACAAACCTCATCAGGTCGTTAAATGGCTTAGAAAAGTGGCGGAAATTTCGGAAGAGGCTAATAGGTTAAATGAGTTTAGTAAAGCTTTAGCTGTCGAGCAAAAGTCACGTCTAGGTGCGGAAATAGCAGCTTTCGCATCAAGAGACCTAAGCGTCGATTTTGCCAAGATGGGCCTGCAAACTAAAGCTCTCAACCAGGTTATCCCATTCTTTAACGCAACGATACAGGGTGGCGATAAGCTGATTCGCACCATGATGAATCCAGAGGACAGAAAGAACCTTCTTCCCAGGATGATTGGATTTCTTGTGCTTCCATCATTAATGCTGGCCTGGCTGAACAGGGATGATGATAGGATCAAAGAATTTCACGAAGAAGAGAAGGACTTCAATTTCATTACGTTCGTAGGCGACGAGGCGATCAAAATACCGGTCCCGTTCGAAACAGGCGTACTATCTCATGGACTGACTCAGCGCATGTTCAATCATTTCATGAAGGAGGACCCCGAGGCTTTTGAAGGCTTCATGGGTAGCGTTATATCCGCCATGCTGCCAAATGCTATTCCAACGTTCGCAAATCCCTTTATGGAAACCTGGGCGAACAAAAACTTCTTCACCGGTGGCCGAATCATTCCGAGGAATCAAGAGGAGCTGATTTCAAAATATCAATATAAGCGTGGCACGTCCTCTACAGCAAGGCTCTTAGGCCGAGCGATGACTTACATGCTCGGACAGGATACAAGGTCAAAGAGTGCCTCCCCTGAAATCATAGATCATTTCATTAACTCTTGGACTGGCGGACTTGGCCGCGTCATGATCAACGTCTCTGACGCTGCTTTAGAAGCTGCTGGACTCGGTGAAAAGGTTCCAGGGCCAGGGCAGACAATTGTTGAAAAACTGGGGTTCGATGCCTTTGCTGCGCGATATCCAAGAGCAAGTACTCGGTCGATTGAGAAGTTTTACGACAACTACGCCGATGCAACTTCGAGGATGAAGTCTATCAAGTATGCTGAAAAGATGCTTCTGGAAACACCAGAGAGCCAAGAGGCCGCTTACAAACGCTTTGACAAGATCTACGATCATGGAACGCTTCAACATGCCTACAAGGCCATACAGGCGAGCCAAAGAGAGATTAACAACATTTGGAATGACCCTGCTATCGAAAAAGAAATTAAAGAAACGATGGTCGATGACCTCTACTTACAGCAGATCGAATTCGCTAAGGCCGCCAATGAGGATATTAGACGGTACCGCCTGACTCAGAAGGAATAAATGCACGTCCACACCAACGAGGTCCTAAAACTTCAAGTGCCATATCAGACAATGGTGTGGCTTTCTGTTGTGCCTAAGGAGTATTTCTGGTGGGTTTTTAAGAACGCAAAATAGATCACACACATCATCTCTAGGCATGTCACTAGACATAGCGATCTCATTTGGAATGCTTCTTCTTGTAGACCTCTTTTCGATCGACTACACGCACAATCAGAATCAATAACTTATGATCTTCAATGCTATAGACTATACGGTAGTCCCCTTGACGAACACGAAAAAAACCTTCGTCGGCACCGTGAAGAGGCTCGACCCCTATAGGGCGCGGATCTTTAGAGAGCTTCTCTACGCGTTCAAAAATCTGACCTCTAACCTTTTTTGGAATGATTTCCAATTGTGATTTTGTGCGCGGGTGGTACTCGATGTGATAAACAGGCATTGTAAGATTACCCTAAGAGTCTTTTCATCTCTTCATGCGAAATAGTTTTTCCGTTTTTTCTGTATTCTTTCATAGCAGCTTCGGCTTCGGCGATATCTTCAGCATCCTCTAAGGCTAGTAGTTTCTCTAAATCCTCTATAGGCACTATAGCCACGCTCTTTTTGCGATTAGTGAGAACGACACGCTCTTTACGGTAGTTCACTTCCCCAAAAATATCCCCCAAGTCTTTGCGAGCTTGAGTCACAGATATACTTTTCATAATGGCTCCTTTGGTGCTAACGGTATACCCCTCTGAAGGGGCATTTACAGCATACCCTTATTATACATAATGTGTATTTTCTGGAAAATGTATATTTTGCATATTTACAAAAGTCACATCGCCCTATTTGTCAGCGCTTGCATGCCCGGTCACCCTCATGATGTCGCTATCGGAAAATCCCTGCTGCTCTTTGAGGGAATCCATCAGGCTTTACATAGCGATGCAATCTAGGTATCAAAATAAGTCTCACAATAGTGCTAAAGCCATCTAATGTGTTATCATATCCCATTGATTATCAATGGAGATGAACATGAGGACTTTCAGTATCGCATTGCTTTTCGTAGCTTCTGCCCTCTTGAATTGCTCAGCTGCAACCGTTAGCCAAGACGAGGAACTCCTCCAGATGGCGGCACAATATAGCGATGCTGACTTGTTTGACATTCTAACGAAATATGGGGTGGACCCTGCATTTCCCCCTCTAAACAAGGCCATGGAGGCGGGTGACTATAATGCTGTGATTATCTTGCTAGAATACGGGGTGAACTTGAACACGAGGGGTCCAGACACAAGTGAAAGATGGTGGGCGCATGGCGAGACCAATATGAGCGCTATAAGGCGTCTCGATAATAAAAGGCAAACAGCATTAGAGTTCGCCATAGAAAGAGGAGAGAAGGAACTCGTCAAGATGCTGCTTGCAAAAGGGGCAGATCCATATGTTCCAAGAGTGATATATTACACCTTTGGCGCAGTTGGCCCTGCCGATGGAAAACGCCCAAGAGATAAGCAAGGAAGAGAAATAATATACACGAACCAGACTACAACAGCCATGTACGATGCCATTGTCACTGGCCGGTTGGATATCCTCGAAAAATTCGTCGAATGTAGGGTGGATTTAAACAAACCGTGTCTAAACGGAAAAACGAAACCGCTAGAGGTAGCCTTGAGCAATAAGGAGGTAGCAATTTACCTCATAGCTCATGGGGCAAAATACTAGGTAGTAGTTGACTAAGGACGAACTGTTAGTGTTGTAGCACCGAGTTCCATTGCGCGAGCCTCTTGTCGCACCTAGGCAACCAGACTCACCTTCTTGCTTGCGTTATCCGAACGCGATGACTTGTCGTAGGCGTACACCATAGACGAGCTTGCATGTCCACTCACACGCATGACATCGCTATCGCTGAATCCCTGTTGCTTTAGGTAAGTGACAGCAGAAGCTCGAAGCACATGCGGGGAAACCTTGAACGGAACGCCCGCTTGCTTTCCAGCCTTCGCGAATGTTTTTGCCAGCTGACATAGAGGTACGCCCTTACCGGAACGTGTCACGAATACCAGGCCATTACGCCCAGCTATATAAGCTCGGAGCTCCTCCATAATGCTGTTCGGATACGAAATAACCGTCTCCTTGTGAAGCCCCTTAGTCTTTGACTGAACAAAAGCAATCTCCCCTTTAGCCCAATCGATCTGCGTAGTGGTTAACGTCAGCACCTCACCGATTCGCTTGGCGCCCTGTAAAGCGAGCTTAGCTATCAAGCAGTCGCGTTGGTTGATGGCAAACAAGCACGTGAGAAATGCCCCCCACTGCGAAACTGTCATCGCGTTGGTGTGCACCTTATCATGCACGCGCTGAAATGTCTTGGCGTTGCCCTCTTTGCACGGTATAGCCTTCTTGATCAAACCCTGAAACCGCCTGCTTAGGAATCCGGTAAATGAAATGTAACAAGCAGCTCTTGCTTGGCGGGTGCACTCTGACCAGACTTCATTCGCAACGACGTCTCGCTTAATCCGGTCTATCACACTTTCGTGATTGACCAGGGCGAAGGCTTGCAAGGACATGGTGGCATTGATCAGACCGTGTTGCGCCAGCTTACGCATTCCAGATCTGTAATTTGTGGCAGTCAGGTTTCCTAGCGTAGCGAGCCACAGTTCAAGAGCTTCGCCGACTGTGCGGTCACTAAGCTTGTCCCATATAACATCACGTACGGCGGACACGGCCTTGTCGTAATTAGTGCCATAAGGATTTAAGGACGGAAGTAATTCCTTCGGCATGGGTGGTGTTACGTCCTGATGGATAGATTTCATGATGTCCTTCCTTTCTTCATGCCAAAAATCACCGAGTATCTTATAATCAGCATTATAAACTACTCGGGATTATGGATGGAATGACACCTTTACGTCAAGAGAGAAAGACGTAAGGCCATAAGGATTTAAGGATGGAATTAATTCCATCCACACGTATATAAGGATTGACATGATTATTTCCTGCATTCAAGCCAAGGGCGGCGTTGCTAAAACAACCTCCACAATTAATCTAGCGCACGCTCTCACAATGCATAAACAAAAAGTGCTCGTGATTGACCTGGATAGCCAGGGGTCTGCTTCACTATCACTAGGCGTCTCTCGCCACGATCTATCGCCATCCATCGCTGACACTATCCTGGACGACATTCCTATAGAAGATGCTATCAGAGAAACAAGCGTGCCTGGCCTACACCTTATCACAGGGTCTATGTCGCTAGCTAACTTTGACATATCTATGGCTAATAATGACGGAAGGGTGGAAGTACTTAAAGACGCCCTTAAATCCATAAAGAGCAAATTCGACACGGTGATCATCGACTGTCCTCCAACGATGTCTCTGCTTCCTGTGAATGCACTAGTCGCTTGTGACTACTACCTCGTACCATGTCAACCGCATTACTTAGCACTTGAGGGCCTTGTTAATCTCATGGACTCTATTGACCGCCTAAAAGCCGGCGTAGGGGCCAAGGGATCGCTGCTAGGAATCCTGCTAACAATGGTAGACCAACGAGCCAAGGTTACGTCGGAAATCTCATCAATGATCAGAAAGCAGTTCCAGGGTGCCGTGTTTAACACCGAGATCCGCACCAATATCAAGCTGGCTGAAGCGCCGTCATTCGGACAAACCATCTTTCAATATGACTGGAATTGCTCCGGAGCGGAAGCCTATCAAGCCGCAGCAAAAGAAATCATTCAACGAACTAAGCAGAAGAGGGACAATGGCAAAGCCAAAGTTAGGCAAAAGTAACGACGACATCTTCTCCAAGCCACCAAAATCAGCCAACCCGCACGTCGAACACAAACCAAAGAACGATGAGCCCGCGGCTGTCGAAGTCAAGCGAGGACGGCCTATTGAACATAAAGAAGGCTGGAGCAAAGTCACCGTCGTCTTGCTAGACAAACAGATTCACTGGCTAGATCAGCTGGCTTCGACAATCCGTCTTAATACAAAAGCTGCAATCAGTCGGGCTGAACTCATTCGAGCTGCTATAGCCGCCATTGAAGAAAGCGAGATCGACTTGTCCAACATAGGAAGCGAGCAGGGGATTAAAGATATCCTACTGGGAAAGTTGAATGGATAGCAAAAAAATCAAGAGATCACAACAGGAGAATAATATGCACACGAGACAAACTAATATATTTGAAGATGCCTTTATAAGCTTAATGAATATTTTAGGTGCAGAACAGCATGTGCTTTTTAATACAATTGTCACAAACAAGGATGGAACGGCAAAATATCCCATGAAACGGGCGTGGGTTAAGCTTTCATCCTTAACAATCGCTTGGCATATTCATCACCCATGTCCAGATGAGAGTGAAGATGAGCAGATTGAAGATGATGATTTACTTCCAGAAAATGTTGAAAACGAAGTTGTTGATTCGAATGATAATGGAAGCGAACTGAATGATTCAAACCTTGAAGACGACCAGTACGAAGGAGCTTTCGGAACCCTTATGCAAATCTTATCGGCAAACAACTTTCCACTTTTTGAAATAATCACAGACGCAGCAAGCAGTGAAAAAAGTGTGGGCGTGTACGATGATGGTGATGAAGATAGTGAAATAATAAAATTAGGGTATGCGTGGAAGATTTGGTGCGATCAAAACACATATAAATGTTCCGTTGAAGACTTTGAAAAAATGCAAAATGATGACTTAAAAACCGATAGCTAATACACAGACTTCATAATAAAAATTTAGAAATTTGAGACGCAGCTCCCAACTTTCCGTTTAGTCGCACTAGATCATTCCAGTCAGAGGTTTCTTTAGATGGGCCTAGGTTGTCGAATTCTGGTATGGCTAGGGTAAAATCACGTTTGACAGCGTCACGCGCTTGGAGGGCCTTTAAAAGGCCTACATTTTGATTTCCTGTTTTTTCTAGGTGTCGGTCGTTATCAGCAAAGAGAATGATATGAGACGCCGGAAAGAGAGAGCGGATGGCCTGCGAAACAGCAACAAGATTCTCCGATGTAAACGCGCATACCATCGGCACCCCGCTAAGCTCCATGCATGTTGCTGCTGTAACGTAGCTTTCTGCGATCCCAACACGCTCGCCATTCAAAAGCTTGCCCAGCTTATGAAACAGGCCGGCTGTTCTGCAACCCTTCGGATGTCTCTTTGTCCCATCGGGATTCAAGAGCTGATAACTCCATAGCTTTCCATGCTCATCAAACATCGGAACGACGGCGACATTGCCATACTGCTCGCTATTGCGAAACCGGATCCCATAGGAGCCAACGCCTTTGCGCTCCAAATAGTCAGACAGGCCTTGAGTGTTGCTATGATTCCAAAAGCCATAAGCCCGACGCGCTGCCGTCTCCAATTCTTCTTTCGGCGCTTCATTAGTCATCGAGTATGACGTGAAGCTAACACTCTCATTCCCAAAAGGCGGCAAACCATACGTTTTGATATTCCCAAATCCATTCTGGCCGCGGAATGATGTCCTAATCCCAAGCAAGCCATTACTAAGTTGCTCTGTATTAGCTATGTATGAATATTCTCCACGGCCTCTAGTCTCTTCATGTCCATGGCAACGAATCCAATTTGTAGAGTCAAGCTTAAGCTCTGATACGCATAAGCCATTATCATTGAGAGCCTTGAGGTGTTCTTGTACTTGCTCAGTATACGTTTTGTATGCCATGGTCTCCAAGGATAGGATGCGCCGGAAGAAAAGGATTTCCGGAGCTATAGAGGTCTGATGTCGACATTTAGGGTTTTGAGTTACCGATCTCTTTCTTTCGGCGTTTCTTATTTTCCTAAGGCTAGCCGCCGCCGTTAGGCATAGGCGGCGTAGCCTCTTGTTAGTAATATTCTTAGAAGAATATTAGTAGATGCAATTTTACGAGAGGGCATGGCGCCACAAAGTACGCGAATCGTGTGTGCATGGCGCCACAAAGTACGCGAATCGTGTGTGCATGGCGCCACAAAGTACGCGAATCGTGTGTGCAAAAAGACTCACACCTCACTCTTTTTGCTTGTTATTTCAGGGGTGTAGTAGAGAGCCTCCAGGTTTTTTTTGTCTGCGTATTTAAAAACGTAGACGTCCTCTCCTTTTTTGTTTGTCTCTGTTGTGAAGCCTCCAAGGAGTCCCATGTTTATCGCCTTTGGGGCATAAAGCTTCTCTATCCTCTCGATGATTCTAACTAAATGCCTATTTTCCTTTGCTTCTTGGCCCCCGATAAGCTCTATGAATTCTGTTTTTTTTCTGCGAACGCCTTTGCCTTTCTCTTTGTCATGAGGCATCTCTTGGTAAAGAAAATCGAAGAATCTAATTTCTGACTCTGAAATGGTTGTTTTGGGTGGTGTATGACGAAGTTTGGGGAAATGGTCATGAGGGAAGGATGTATATAAATCATCGTGCAGATAGACAACGTCATGAGGTATCCAAACGGCTATATAATTCTTGTATTCGGGGTCTACATCAAATTTATGTCGCATTTCAAGTCGTTTTATTAGCGTTAACGATAATTCAAGTTGTTCACCATTTCTTTTAAGAAGTAACTTTCTTTTTGTTTCCCAGAGTTTTTCTAAGTTAGATTTTAAATCATTATAGTGCTTACCTGAAAAGATTATATTCTCTCCGTAGGTTTTTCTTAACGCTTCATTTTTGTCAAAGACAACAAGATAGCCGTCATTTTCTGTGTCTTCTTTTCTACCTCTTAGTATCCAATTGTTTTTTATATGCAATTCTCTTTCATTCATGTTTTCTAATTTACAGAAAAGATATTGTAATGCTTCCCTTTCTCCAACCCCTAATAATGGAATTTCTCCTTCTTCACGCACGATACCGGCTGCTTGAGGATTGATTAGGTTTGAAACTATACTTTTTGAGATTTTTGTTCTTTTTTTATTTTTATTATCTTTGAACGATATTATTTTTGATTCTAGTGTTTCATTTATAAACTGTTCGTGAATCCATTCTGTAGCTACCCTAAATTTTTTAGTTATGTCTTCTAACGCTTCCTCAAATGTCCCATGTAATTGTCGTATTCCCTCATTTTCAATAAGAATTTGTTGCATGTCTTGTTTGTGTGAGATAATTCCTAATTCTGCATGGTATGTTTCTGGGATGATTTTAGGTTCGCTATTACCGCAGTCGCCATAAGTGGAGAAAAGAGTCCAATTATCCGGCTTAAATGTAAGGTATTGCTCAGCCTTAGTCATTATTTCATATTGTAATTCTTTTAAATTTTTGTGTGCTGTGGTGAGATTTCGCATCTCTCTATACTTAAGGACTTTGTAGCTTTGCACGAATTCGAGAATTTTCCGTGAAATTGCAATACCTGCGGACAATGAGGTTGTTGGGTCTTTCCTTGCTCTTTGAGCAGCAATGAGTAGTCCGTCAAGGTCATCTAGACTATTTCGTTTTCTTGCCATCGAATCCTCTTGAGGTCGGTTGGTGTTTTGTGCCTATTGGATTTGCTGTATTACCGTCAGAATCCATCCCGGTATTGTAACCATTTCCGATTTGAAATGAGTTTAATGGAGCAAGGTTTGAGAATGTTCCGCACTCCTTATTGAAGTGCAAACGTATATCAACTTCTGAGCCATGCCTGTTTTTCTTTAAGAGAAGTTCAGCCTCGTTTGCTTTGTCGTTTTTGTCATAATAATCC